GAATGGCGGGTGTTCTGAGGGACATATATCTGTATATACAATAGGGTCACCACCAGATAACGATAATACGGTTGCCCCAAGCTTCCTGGCTTCTTTGATAATCCTAACAATCTCGTGGTGCTTCAACTCATTAGGCATCTTGCCCGGCATGCTACCACTCGAACAATGGATACACCGGCACAAACACTGATTGGACAGCTCGATGGAAAGTTCTTTGAGAGCAACAACAGGCTCCGTCATGGATCCTCCTTGTAGTATTGGAAAACAGGCAACCACGTTGGCATCCAACGAGGAATTGAATGAATACTTTATTGTGATTGCCTGTTGTTCCCTATCTTCTCTTGTAGCAAGGCGAACAAAGCCGTACCCGCAGCTCGTCTGTATGTGTGTGGGTAGGAACCATCTTGGAAAACAGCCTTATACAATCCTTACACCAGAAGTCTTGTTCGCTCATAGTCTGTTTGTTGAAATTACGTGCGCGTGCCATTTCGCCTCACCTAAGCACCTCGCGGCCACACTCGTTGCAGACACGTTTGCGGCCGTTATCCACGTAACGCTGTTTTGTCTTCTTCTTGCACCTAGCACAGTAAGCTTTCATCGTTATCTCCGCCTGCGACGGGCGACACGACGGCGGATCTCTTCCCGAGCATCGGGCTCATCCTCTTCCACATCCTCTTCCACATCCTCTTCCACATCCTCGTCGAATAACTCTTTTTCCGCTTGTTTACGAGCCGGTCTTTTCTTGCGGGAACGACGTGGCGCAGGCTCTTCCTCTTCCACATCTTCCAAAACATCGTCCAAATCCAACTCTTCGGAAATGCGGTCGTATGGCAATACCCATACGGCATGGCCAGCCTTCAGCTCACTGTCTTCTGAAGGATCGTCGGAAAGTTCCACATACGACAAATCCTTCGCGCTGCTCATCCACTCATCTATCTGACCCTCATCTTCTGACAACGGAGAATCGTACCGCGCCGCTATGACCTCGTATTCTGTTTGGAGGCCTTGACCCTCCCGGATGATTTTGATATCCACACCATCTTCGATGTCATAGATGACACCGTAGTCGGGGTCCGCGATGATTTGCTTGATGGCACCAAAGATAGTGACACCAGCAGTCAGAATCAACGGCCCAGCACCTTCATTGGCTCGGCCTATCACATTCATCCAAAACCTACGGCGCACGCGGATGTTACCAGCCAATGCTTTGGACGCTTTGTCCCCAGCATCGTACAACTCCTGTACAAACTCACATACAGGACACTCCAACTCGCCCTCGGACGTGAATGCTGGGCAATACACCCTGGTATTGTCTGGGAAGTGGTGTGTGCCCACAGGTTGGAAAAACCACTCCATCTCCCCAACTTCTGGCAAGATGCGGACCTGGTTGCGGCCCTCTTCCAGCCGGAGGAAACCGCTGGTACCGATGTCTTGCTTGTCCATCTTGGCCCTCAGCGCTGCCAACCGATCTGCCTTACTTTTCTTTGCCATCGTGTATCTCCTTATTATGCATGCCTGTGGCCTATCGGCCCTTGGCTCTCTACCCTACTAAACTTGCTATTGCCTAGCACTAGTGATAGCCTTCTTCACATCGCTAATCGCCGCTTGGTACTTCCGGTCACGTATATTCATACCAGTCATATCCAACTCGTGGCGCAGATGCGCTCCCACCGACTGTAGCATGGTAGCACGCATTTCCAATGCATTACAGATTACACGCAGGAGCCTGTAATCACGCTTGGCATTAATTTCCACGGCCGCAAGAGCTTGATAACTCTCATCCTGGATAACTGCTGCTTTGACCATTGCCTCGGTCACCTTGCGCGTCTTATCAACAGTAAGCTCTTCACGCCAATACTCATCAGCATCAGCGTATGCTTCATCTTTGGAAATACCTGCTCTCGCGTGGGTATACTCAGCATGAGCCATCTGCACGGCGAAATAGGCATACAAACCGGCCTGACGAGCCATCTCCTCAGATAGATTGGTCTCATCAATGGAAAACAGGTCACCCAGTCTTACCAGTTCGGCGACGGACTTTCCGTCCCTTCTTACTATGACTTTTACTCTTGTATTGGCAATGCTGCTTAGTATATCCATGGGTATCTCCTCTGATGATTATTCCTTGCACGGCATATGCTGTTAGTTTACCCCACAATGGATCGTCTACAGTAGCACGCTCTATCACCAAGTCCACCCCGTCATAGTGCCACATGACAATCAAGTCAGGTGCTTTTTTATTCTTGCTCCTCACATCTACCCGCACCGTCGCATCTTTGACCCATTCGGTGTTGGGATGCAACTTCAGCACCGCGTCTGCCCACATACCTATCTTAACGCCTGCCCACTCTTCAACTTGTTTCATTCCTATCTATCACGCCTTTCGCTATAATACTTTGGCACAGCGCAGAGTCGCGCACGACAAGTTTCACAATTTTTGTATGCCGACAACATTGAGGCCCAGTAAAGAATTCTGAACAGGTACACTCTGCAACATCATTGTCGGGATAATAGAACACTTGCCGCACATCGCTATCGTAAAGCGACGCCCTATCCAGTTTGCCAAAATCATCCTTCATTCTAAAATATAACACCCCAGTCTCCTGAGAACGCTTTTCTGCCTCCAACTCCCGCTCAGTCGTATAAGGCCCTACTACTAACTTCATCATCGCTGGCGACAAATACCCGAATACTAACTTCATCATCGCTGGCGACAAATACCCGAACACCCACACGTCTGGTGCGGTTTCCCCGTCAACCAAACCGCCTTCCGTAAATACCCAATCAATCTTTTTCATCATCGTACATACCTCCAAATCATATATAGGTTGTGAATAAGCACGTACACGTAAATTACAGTAATTGCATTAATCACTGTATGCGCAAGATACTCCAGGTTCAAACACTTCCCTTCTACATACGCAAGCACAGAGAAAACCACCAAGAATACAGAGGATATGATAAAGTGTAGAACCAACCCAAGAATAATACCAAATGCGTCTATGAATATTACAGCAAATGGGTTGGCCTCTCGCAAGCCACCAAGGTTGAGACCGATTATGGTCAGCAGCGTGTCTATAGCACTATACGTAGACAGTAAACAAGCCGATACGACAAGCTGCTTCATTTGCACCACACCACGTCTACTGTGACACTCTGCCCTGGAAGCAGCGTCACGAACCCATCGTGCGCTCCTCTGGAGAATGAATATGTTACAGAGGCGTCTGTGGTGTTCTCCAGGACGACCCTTTCGCTAATGCCGCACTCATGAGTTGCTGCTGTTGCTGGGACGGCGATCATGGCCGCCACCGCCATAAGCAGCACGACGAGAATAACCAATGCGGCCAAAGCAAACATTAACAGTCTAACGTTGCATTTCATCATTCACTCCTTTTCATATTTTTCAAGGTTCCCATAGTGAGTGCCCACCTCTATATCGGCCTTGAATGGACACTTCACCCACGACATATCTAGATGAGGCATGTAGAATCCGGCAAGATCTACTATATCTTCCATGACCGTCACACAGGTGCGCGCAACGTGATCCGTCTCGTCGGGATGGACATCCAAGACTATACTGTCGTGAACCGTATTGACAATCATGGTCTGGCAACCGTCTTGTCGCAACGCACGGTCTATAATCACCAGAGCCATCAATGTGATGTCACTAGCAGCAGACTGCACTGGCATATTGACCGCACTGCGCCTCGCCTTGGACGCATAACCGCTATCGCCGTCGTTGATGTATGGCAGGTGCTCCCGTCTGCCAAATGGCGATTCTATATAGCCATGAGCCTTAGCAAACTCCACACACTCGTCTTGGTAATCCAAGACTTGAGGGAATCTCTCATAATATGTCTTTACGGCATACCTCGCCTCATCCATGGGTATGTCATACATTTTATGGAGCGCTGACGCACCGCCACCATACAGTAGTGTCCAGTTTGTCCACTTGTAGATATACCGCGTCGGCTTGTCTATAGCATCGTACGGAATCCCCGACACCATGGATGCAACCATGGTATGGAAATCCACACCACTCTCGTGAATCTCCAACATGGGTGTGCAGTTTGCCAACGAGGCAAACACGCGCAACTCCATGCCAGAATAATCTGCTGACATCAATGCACCACCTGGAAACGTGTGTGTGAATATGTTCTTGATTGGCAGGTGTTCTAACAACGTGCCTGGCTCTTTTTCCGGTGTGGGGATGTTCTGCAAATTGGGTTGGCTAGAGCTGAGACGGCCTGTACGTGTGCCATGGAGATTGAAACTACAACGCACACGGTCATCACCACTGGCCCATTTACCAGTTGCTGCGGGTCTCAGATATGTTCCCAACATCTTGGTAAACAGCTTGTAGTACCGTATATCCCGAACTATTGGAAAGTTCTTCTCATGCCGAGACAACACGGATGCTTTTGTAGTCGGCAATCCTGTGTTGGTCTTTTCAGATGGAACAGGCACACTACCATACGTATAATACAATTCCCTCAACTGCGGAGGCGAATTGGGATTGAATTGGAAATATTTGCGGGCACGCCTCGGGTGTAATTTGTGCTCCACATCCAACTTCGCCTGCCTATCACCAACCAGTTCCTTTACATTGACGTCGTTGGAAATGTCGTCTAGCAGTTCTGCATTGACACTCGAATATACACGCACATACCTGTCGGCAATGTAGCCATCCACGGCTATGCCATTATCCTCGACTCCAGCCAATGCGTCGGATGCTGACATGACCAGATCTTTGAGCAATAACTTCTGTGCTAATGACAAGTCCTCGTACAATCTGCACCACAGCAAATATGTAGCAACCGCATCCATGGCGGCGTATGGCAACAATATATCTAATGGGACTGCTGCGTAGGTTCCACCTTTGTACACATCTGCCTTCGGATGCTCCGAGTAATACGTTTTCAAACCATCGTCATAATCATACATCCCGAGGTGTAGCCCTGCCAATCGTTTGAGGCCATGAATACCCTTGCGACTATCCAACAAATGTGACACTAGCATCGTGTCGCCAGCCGCATCAAACCAGTTGTCTGCATACGCAAACCATTGCTGTTGGTCAAACTTTATGTTATGGCCAACGATCTTGCGGCACTCCAATATGCGGGAGATAATGGAAATAATATCTTCCAACTCGCTAGCAGTCCACACGGCGTCTGGGTGTGACAAGGGTACTGCATACGCCTTGTCAGCTGTTGCGAATGAGCATGCCAGCACCACATTATCACTAGCATACGCATCCAAAGATGCCGTTTCCGTATCAAACGCAAGGTCGGGCAATGCTTGCCCAAGGATGTGGTTGCTCATAGCACGAACTTCCGCCACCGTCTCTGGATATATGTACTCATAAAGGGTGTCTGCCCTGCCCACCGCACCACTGTCCAATGCAGCTTCCGCATTGAGAAACCCCTGCAACCATTCGTCAGTTGCCGCGCGATTCCTCAAAATGTATGCCGGATGAAAGAGTGGAACGTATATCCTATCATCACGCTCCACTACCACACCATTCCAATTGGTGATTCCCGACTCTCCAAGCATTGCATTCAACGGTACATTTCCAAGAAGTAGAACAAGGTCCGGATCGCACTCTTCTATCTCATCCAAGACATTATGCTTGCACAGATTGATGGCCTTTTTAGTAACCTTATTGCCTGGAGGACGACATCTGACGATATTGGTAAAGCGAACTGTGTCAGTGTCAAAGAATTCATGCAATGTAGTGCACAACAATTGCCCAGACCGTCCAACAAATGGGATACCCTGCCTATCCTCTTCTTCGCCAGGTGCCTCACCTATGACCAAGACTACAGAGTCGTCGCCATGACCAGACATAAATGGGGTCTTACAGGTTTGGAAAAGTTGGCACTTTTCGCAGTTGCTATCGGGGAGAGACATCACTACGTGCCACCCAGTTCCAACTCTCATCTAGTGATTTACAGAAATGCTGATAATCTTCACGCAAGACGCGTTTCGCACCACTAGATATGAGACCCGGAAACATAAGTATCATTAGCGCCCGCATTATACATACGAACATCTTGTATATGATAAATCTATCATCATTAGTCATCTGACTTCTCCTTCAGCCATAGGAGGGCCAAGAACGAGTAACCAATATTGTCGAGCCCCAACTCTCATCTAGTGATTTACAAAAATGACGGTAATCAGTGCGCAAATCCAATTTTACGTGTTCATCAGCATTTGGATGTAGAATCAATATGATCAGCGCACGCATTATGCATGTAAACATCTTGTATATGACAAATCTATCATCGTTAGTCATTCGTGCCCTTCTCCTTCAGCCATAGCAACGCAAGGAATGAATAGCCAATGTTATCCATCAACGTCTGCTCCAGCTTCTCCTCTGCAACCAGGGCCTCCCGACCATCGGCAAGGGTTTCTATACGGCACAGCTTGTCAGCAATCCTAACCAACGTGCCTTGGATGCCCTGCTTTTGCCAGGCATCTTGGTAATCCTCGTTCTTGTGCAGGACTATGTCCACAACGTCCGCAGCAATCATAATGAGTTTGTTGCGGGTGACTTCCACCAAATCATTTGCCACCATACCCTCCAATCTGGCCTCGGCCTTTGTCATATCGCTTACGGCTTTCAAACTATCCAAAAGCCCCCATATTGGCACTAACTCGCCATCAATTATATATACTTGGTATCTATCCAATACTCTAGTGTCTTTCTCACCCATAGTATCCTCCATCGATGTCCCGCAATTGTGAGGTAGCCCTGTCATTCATCCACTCACACCGCACCATGCTTTCTATCCACCAGTACGTCTCACGAAACCCATCCCGAAAGCCAACCTTCGGCTTCCAACCATCCAACACCTCACGGGACAGGCTATTATCAAACAGGCGATAGCGAACCCCTTCTGGCCCAGGAACGTACACCGGCTTTACCA